TTTATTAATACGACTATTAGGATCTGCAGCGGCAGCAGAACCAGTTAATTTCTTTTTCACGCCGGTCATACGGCTACAAAATGAAGAACGGCGAGAAGCAGCCTTTGGGCTCTTTTCGCCTGCTCTTTAGAAACCGGCGGCTTCAGGTTGTGACCCTCAGCCTTGGCAGAGGCGCGGCCTTTGGCGTTTAAACCGCCAGATTCTGATTGTCCNGCAGCCCTAGACCAAGCAGGGGTCTTCAACTTAGTCATTTGCCTTCCTCAAAATTAGTGAGCACCAATTTTCAAGATCCCCTTGCGACATATCTTGCTTCATCCTGTTTACCACATCACAGACAAATTGAACATTATCTCTTAGATATCCCTTTGAACTGTCTATGCGATCAATACTTATATTGGTGTTGATGCGCCCCGATCCCGCCAAATAAGTCATCCTTACTCCGCTAATCGCGCAGTTACCTGATTGTTTTTCATAGATGTCCAATAAATAAACAAGATCAAGATTAAACCCAAGATGTTGTTTTCTCTTAGCCGCATGGTTGAGTATGCCAGATATAAAATTTTTTGGGGTAGATGATCTTTTCTCAGATTTTGTTTTGTATATTGTCTTCTGGTTAATTTTAAGTCTCTCCAGAACACAAGATTTACAAGATGTTCTATATTTTTTAATGCCATCATTAAAACATCCGTTTGAATAAAATTCTTCAATTGGCTTTTTATTTTTGCAAATTTTGCAAGATTGAAAACCGCTTGAAATAATCTCACAATGTATTGGTCTTGATTTTTGCTGCCTAATCCTAACACGGCGGCATTCTTTGCAATAAGGCCTATATCTGATTGCCCCGTCTCCCCTAACGCTATGCGTATAATAATCAGAGACTGGGCGATCTTTTTTGCATTTTGGGCAAAATGCAGGAGCGTCGTCAGATGAAGATCGGATGATGTATGAGTTAAATTTTTGCATGTCACCATTATATGCCGTCCATGCAATATTGTCTAACCGTTATTTTTCTGCCATTGAGAAGACGGGGGCTTTCGCCCCCGCCATTCATTTTAGTAGTGTGATGCTTTACCGCGTGGCGTGCCAGAAGCAGCAGAAGAAAAAACGCCACCGCCCGTTGCGCGGCCCTTACGGCCTTTAGCAGCGGTGGACATTACCTTGCCACCCTTCTTCATTGCACAGCCGCCTTTTTTAAAGCCGTCGGTGCCTTCTTCCATTCCTGCGGCAACGTGGCTGTTTTCGGCATTATAAAGGCTCTTACGGGAGCCTTTAGCATCCGGGTTTTTAGTCTGGGATACCATTTTAAAGCCCTTTCTTAAGCCTGAGTAAGACCGAACAGGCCAGTTGCGTAAGGCGTCATATAAGCCTGCGGCGACTGACGAACGATCAGCTTGTTAGCACCGCTGCTTGACGTAGCAGCATATGTTCCACGAACGTCGCCCGTCGTTGTGCTAGGCGTTGTTCTATCTGCAGGAACATAGCTTGATGCCGAAGTAACAAGCGTCGTAGCAACCAGCGACGTAGCATAGTTGACGATGACGTCACCGAACGTATCAGACCGCAGTGGGAAGCCAAATACATCAGCCGTGCCAACGGAGTAAGCGTGGGTCGTATCAGCCGTGCCACCCGAAAGGACAACAGACTTGATATACTTGAACGCTTTCTTGCCGTTAACAGCGCTGCCAGCCGTGATCGTAATGGCTTCTGACATTGGGTAACCATAGATGTCATAACCAGAAACAGTCGCAGTTGTGTATGTTGCGCTCGCTGCTGCAGTGACGCTTACTGCACGACCAAGTAGAGCTTGTGGGCTCCAGTTGTATAATCCCGGCGTCTGAGCATTATTAGGAACAGCGCACTGGCCGGGCGTCTGATAGGCAAGTGTTACCGTGCCTGAAGTCGCCGTCAGATTACCATTCGTCTGATAAGTGCCCGTCGTGCCCTGAGAAACCGACGTATAGGTGCCGGTTGTCGTGAGCTGAGATACGATCTGCGTTCCAGCAACAGTTCCCTGAGAAACCGTTCCTGAAGTTGTCAGAACAACCATACCCGGACCAATTGGCATCTGGCTGCTTGATGCGGTGATTGTAAGAACACCGTTACTGAATGTTCCGGTTACTGATGCATAAGCATCAAGAGCAAGAACAGTGTCAGTTGCACCCGTGTCTGCACGAACGAAAGACGTTGAGTAGTAAACGCCAGTCGTTGATGAGTTAGACGATACCAAAGTCAGTGTTGCGCTTGTTGGGTTTGCTGAAGCGACAATTGCCGCTGCAGAAGCCGAATAAGGAACAGCACTTAAGGTCGTGATGTTGTCTACGCCAAGCCACCCGAAATCCGGTGCAGATTGAGCCTCACCGGGAAAGTAGGTGTATGGAGTTCTCGGATCTAAGATACCCGTCCCTGAAGCAAACAGGGACGAGCCACCAATGTCTGGATTGTAGTCAGAAGGCTGTGTCGGGTTTTGCCCGAACACAACCAATGGACCGGAGAAAGAAGCATGAGCCATATTACTTCCTCCTTACGACGTTGGGAAGTTGCCGTAAATTGAACGCCAATTGTAGTAGCCGAAAGAATAGCGCTCATAACCCTTAACAAGCAGGTTGTCTGTGACAAAATCGACCTGCATGTCGGATTCGAACTTAACTCTTTCCATATACGACAGACCATCAATGTTGGTTAGCAAGAACCAAGCATACGATGACGTCAAGAAGTCGTTCACCATATAACCTTCTGGCAAACCACCTGCAGTCATCATAATGGCGTTGACGTCATTGTCCGAAGTTCCGGGGCGCAGTTCAGTCTTTGTAAGACGAATTGCAACAGGCTCCAACTGAGCAGGAACAACAAGACGACGGCCGCGTGCGAACACTTTCAGGCCAGCTTGGTCTTTGAAGTTCGTGCGGATAGCAATCATGCTATTGAGCAGCGTAGCTTCGTTAAGATCAACCTGAACTGTAGGCGTATTAGCAATCGTGCTACCATCAATTGGATGCGCCGTCGAGCAGAGTGCTACACCGTCACCACCAATAGATGCATTATACGTCGTTGCAGTGTTCAGAATGTTAGCGCCGTAGATTTCTTTCGTCTGATGGAAAGATTCTACGAGACCAAGGTTCGATGGCATGAACTGTGATTTATACAGGTTGTCATCGATTGCTTTGCGCGTGATCGCATAGCCGAGAGCAATTTCAGTGTGCTCTTGGTTGTAGATGTAACGCTCACCAGCAGAGTTGTCGAAAGCGGTCTGNCCACCTTCGGTCTTCAGCTGTGCAAGACCCAAGAAGCGCATTTCCGCAGTGCGCTCAAGCGCCATTTTGGAATCATGCTTCGTGAAAATCTTGTCGTATTGAGATGGGATCATCTCATACTTACCCTCAATCCCCCGGAGGCCCGGAAGGAGGAGGTCTTTAATGGCAGAGAGATTAACAGCCATCGGTCCTTACTCCTTGTTAGACGCCTTGGAAGTTGCGGGTGAATACGTTGTTGAACATGACAACGGCCCAATCATAAGCCTGTCCGTTCGACAGCGTGCCTTGAGCCCCCGGAGGATCGTTGATAACGCCAACAATCTTGAATGGGTAGTTCGCAAGCGTGCCAGTCTGCAACGTAGCGGTGTCGAGATAAGCGCCAGAAATACCGTTTGCGGTATTGCCGNTGCCGATTTTGAAGCCAATTGTTGCATTGACGTCAGCGAGCGCGATNCCCGTGCTATCAGATTGAACAACAAACTTAGAGTTTGGATCATTTACGATGTAAGCGTAGATCGAACCAGAAACTGGATCGGTGCCGCCCGGATAGTAGTTTGACCAAACTGTGCGCTTCTGAACCGTTGACAGGTATTTGCAGCCAACGAAAACACCAGCAACGCCAAGAGCAGCTGGGGTCGAAGTGTCAGCAGACTGAGTAACAGTGCCGTCGTTTACGGCCGTTACTGGGTCGCCAAAAAAGATATTTGTAGAGTTATATGCAATAGGGAACTGAACTTGCTCATACGTCGGAGCAGAGCCGTTTCCTGCATATTGTCTAAAACCGAAATAGGCGGCAGTGTTCGCCATAACGGAATCTCCTTTTTACAGGAGGCTCTGTCATCGCACACCGGGGCGACTATAGAACCGGNAATAGTTAATGCTCCACGCCGGGGGAGCTCAGGTCAATTTAATGACTTGTGTGCATTATCGCATATTTGCAAACTAAAAGTAAAGGGGCCGACGAATCGGCCCCTATGAGTTATAGAACGCGTCTCTATAACTAATTTTTTGGGATAGGCATTGCCTCATAAGACTTTTTAATTTGAGGNCGNGCCTGTGCGTGATCTCTTGTCATTGTGCCATCAGGTGTGCCTGAAAGTTGCTGCTCTTTAGCACGAACTTGCAACCTTGCCTTGCGCAGATCGGCCTCCTTGCGCTCGTCAATGATTTCCTTCGGGCACTCCATAAGGATCATTCCCTTGCGTAAGATTGTGCGGCTTTCAGTATTATGCGGCATCATTTCTGGGTGGCGATTTGCAGGAACGGCCGTCCACCCAGACCTTGCAAGAGCAACCTGATACGTTGGATCTTCAGCTCCATACGTCGTGTGTCGCTTCCATTCATAAGTCCATCCATCAGGAATAACGTCTTCTGGTATATAGAAGTCGTCAGTGCCATNAACTACGTCCCCAAGGTGGCCACGGAGCTCGTCAGCACGCTGTCTAGCTCTGGCCCTTGGATCTTCCTCCCTTACAGGTGGACGCAACTCATCAGTCGCCTCTGTTGATGCAACAGGCTTTGCCAAACCTGCAAATTTACCTCCGCGTATGCCGCGGCCTTCGGTCGTCGTGTTCATAGATCAATCCTTAATGGCCGTAGCGGCCTTCTTTCATAGCTAAAGCTTTATTCTTTGCGTATTCTTCAGGAGACATACCCAAAGATGAAGCCATATCTGCCTCTGCAGCCGTTAAACGCATAACATTTGGTCGTTGCGTNCTGCGGGAAACAGGTGCCGGTGGTGGCTGAGTAGATTTCTTGGTAGCTGGAGCTGAGGCTGCCGACAGTGGGCTCTCAGCTTCTTGACTACGATCTACTTTATTGCGGATGCCAATACGGTTTTCGATGAACTCAAAATATTCGTCCGTATCAGGCGCAATGCCATCATCAATTGCATCCTCATGAGCGCGAAACATCTTGCGAATATCTCTCTCGCTCTTGAGATAGTCACGAGATTCACGCAACCACTCGGCAGAACGCTGTGAAACATTTGCCGCCAGCTGGTCAACAATGTCGCCTTGAGGCTGCTTCTGCTGGCCTGCACTCTCTTCATTGGCTTTCAATTGCTCTTTCATAGCCTTCTCGCCGCGTTTTAGGTCGGCAAGTTGATTGGCATTCATAGAAAGAGATTCTTGGACCTCTGCAGCACGAGAGTAGTCGCCAGCAGCCATAGCTTCTGCATATANAGACTTCAAAGTTTCGTTTTGAGCCTTAACAGTCTCAATTGCATTAACAACAAGCTGATAATCTGAATCAGATTTATCAATTTGCGCTTTTTGAGCCTGCTGTGTCGCTTGATGGGCTCGTCTTTCCGCCTCTAAGCGTGCTTGNTTTTCACGCTCAAGGCTCTTTTTAAGCTCAAAAATACCTTCTTCAGGCGAAACCTCATGTTTTTCCGCCTTTTTAGACTGTTTTTCAGGAGCGTCGTCAACTATTTCTACCTTNGGCGTGTCATCATCAGCCTTTTTTGGCTCTTCAAGCACGACTTCAATACCATTATCTTCGTTCGACATTTAAATCTCCATTACCAAGCCACATCAGGTGCAGGAACGCGCATTTTTACCTGCGTGTCCGATAGCATTCGGCACAGCACTCCATTGATGGTGATGTTCCAACCATCTGAAGGCCTGAAAACAAGCCAGTCGTGCATGTTAAACGCTGCCTGATCGAACCATTGACCGCTTTCATCATGAAAGGCGGAAGGTCCCATACCGACCAACAGACCAACTTTTCCTTGGTATCTGTCTTCGTCGATAGTTCTGTCGGCCAAATAAAGGCCACTCTTGGTTTTTGTCGGCCTAATGTAGACTGCAACAAGGATCTGATTGTTGAAAATTTCAATATTAGATAAGTCACCTAGATCTTCGAGCAGCTTCTGCTTTGGGTCAACATCATGTTCCATAAGCATAGCTGGCATTTTACTTTCCCCTTCCTAGTTAACGATACTTCTCCGCACATATCCGGTCTGCTTCACCGAGATATTCGTCTGCAAGGCGTAAGCCCGCAATCTTCCCCGCTAAATATTTGTATTCAGCATAATTTTCCAAGTGTCCGTTTGAAAGAACTTCCATCAACCTCTCGATCTCAAGCTCAATCAAAATAAATAATTCACGTCGGTAGACGTGCTGTGGCGTTAGCGCAGTCATAACCAGTCCCTTCTAACTGGCCTTCCTCATGTAAGCAGGGGTGGGCAAAGAGGAAGGGGATTTGCCCACCCCATCGCGTCAATTACTTGGCGCGAACTTTTCCACCATCCTTACGGGCTGGAGCATCCTTGTGAAACTTTGCAATGTCCGTCTTCTGTAGACGTCCCTCACCAGAAAGCGCACCAGCCTCCATATCTTTGTAGGACTTGGCAACCTTCGTGATACGACCGCCAGCCTTGCGGCCCATAGGCAGATTAGCAGGAGGGGCACCCATAGGCATTGGAGGAGCGCCCATAGGAGGCCCGCCAGCGGGAGGCATAGGAACAGGTATATTAGCAGGTGGACGAGGAGGCATAGCAGCTCCAAGACCTTCTAAAGCAGGCTTTTGGCCACCAGCAATAATGTTGATTTTAATGTCCGTTTTGCCCTTACGAGTGCGACCACCAGTTGCTCGGCCGGCGCGGTCTTTTACGTCGCCGCCTTCCTTCTTGCCCGTCAGCGCGTTCTTTTTGACCATCTTGCGGACAAGAGCCTTATCCTCTTTTACATCAGGATGCTCTGCCTTGCCGCCCTTTGCATGAGCCTTGCGCTTTACCATACCGCCGCGCTTATCGCCCGTGCGAGCTGCACTCTCTGCGGCCTCATCTGGAGCCGGAAGTGAATCTTCGCCGCGTATCATGCGATTAAGAGCGCCTTTGTCTTCCTGCGTATAATTCGCCGTTCCTGACTTGCCGACGCCCTTAAGACCCTCAGACTGAGTTTCAGAAGGTGATTTATAGCCAATCATTTTATTAAGTTTGCTAACAATACCACCGCCGTCTTTATGGACCTTGCCGCCTTTTTTATAGCCAGAATTATCTGATGGAGGCATTAAACTGCGCGGAACAGAAAAACCGTGAGCATCTAATGAATCCTTGATTCGCTTTAAATCCTCATCATAATCAGCATTATCAATAAGTTTCTGTAGTTTATCGCCACGCAATTGATCTTTAGTATAAAGAGTTTTTGTTGGCTTTTTATTTATAGATCCGCCTTTTGCATAGTGCNNNGCAGCGGCACGCTTTGGCGATGGATCAATAGCTCCAAGAGCTTTCTTGTCTTTAATCCCGCCACCGTCTTTAAAGCCACCAATATGCTTTACGCCNNNNCGTGACTTGTTGGCTTCCTTCATGTCCTTGTTGGCCATACCGACGCCAATGTCCTTCTCAACGGTGCGACCACCAGACTTACGCGCCATACGATCGGCGCGGGCTTTAGGAGCTTTGCCAT